TGTTCCACTAAAACTATTTCCAGCATTTGTTCCTCCTACAGTGTTGTACTGTGCGTCTGAACTAACTCCTCCTGCAGCAGCCCAACTACCATCACCTCTTAAGAAGGTAGAACTTGAAGCCGTACCTGAACCAAGCCTTGCCGTAGCTACTGTTCCTGAAGAAAGGTTGCTTGCATTTAATGTAGTTAAACTCGCACCCGATCCACTAAATGTTGTTGCCGTACACGTTCCAGTAACCGTTGCTCCAGAAGAAGTAAGGTTTAGGATTGAATTATTATTTACGTACAAATCATGTGAGCCACCTGCTCCTCCATAACATACCCAAACATTTTGATCACCATCTTGAACAAAAATTCCATCGTGAAACTCCATACGGAGTTGTCCATCGTTAGCTGTGTTTTGTAATTTAAGAGCCGAACCTGTGTAATACAGCTCTATATCACTACCAGTACCAAAAAGAAGTTTTACATTATCGTTATAAATAGTATTACCCGTCATCGTTCCACCTGCTAGAGGTAGCTTATTAGCTACTTGAGTCGCACCGCTATCAATAGTCCAAGTTGCTCCAGATGAACTAACAGTTATATCCCCCTTGTCTCCATCTGCTACTCCTCCTCCTCCACTAATTTCAGCAACCGAGCCATCATCTTTTTTGGTGAATATCTTTCCTTCATCAGTTCTTATCGCTAATTCTCCGACGCTAAGATCACTTGCCCCAGGATCAGAACCAGAACCTCTCTTTAACTTAATTGTGTTAGCCATTAGAAGTACCTCCTAGTTGATGGTTTTTTAGTATGTACCTCCATCAAAGGTGATACCGTCAATTGTTCCTCCGTCAATATTAACTGCTGTATGAGCTTGAGTTGCCATTGAACCAAGTCCTAATGTGGTTCGTGCTGCTGCTGCGTCAGCATCATCAACTAATGTTCGGCCATAAGCACTAAAGTCAGTTACAGCAGCCGATCCTGAACCAGTGAAGTAAGGAAGTTTATTAGCTGCACTTGTTAAACCTGCTATTGCGGCTAAATCTGCATCGTAAGCTTGAACATTAGTCCCAATGACAAGACCTAAATTTGTTCGAGCGTTAGCGGCTGTGCTTGCTCCCGTTCCACCATGAGCTACAGCAACATCAGTACCAGCCCAAACACCTGTTCCAATTGTGCCTAATGAAGTCAGGCTAGAATTAACAATGTTAGAACCAAGAGTCGTACTGTTTAAAACAGACGTTCCATTGATATAGAAAGCTTTACTTGAAGCAAGATTAATATGCTCAGAAGATGTCCAAGCATCAGTTGAATTAACCCAGTTCCATGTCTTGTCACCATCACCTGAATCTATTGTGATGCCACCGCCATCAGCAGCAGCATCATCAGCCGCACCCTTAGCAAGTTCTAAATTCTTATCAGCAACAGTAACGGTAGTAGAGGAAACGGTAGTTGTGGTTCCAGAAACCGTTAAGTTTCCACTGACTACTAAGTTCTGAGCACAAGTAAAACTTTGAACAGTCGCACCACTAAAATCTAAAGTTCCTGTATATGTCTTATTTCCTGAAATCGTTTGAGCAGTAGTCAGTGTTGAGTAATACCCATCACCACCAATTGCTTCAATAGATGTTGCAGTACCTCCAGCACCACCTGTACCCGTTCCGTAATACAGAACATTACTGCCTTCTGCGTAGGCTAATTCTGCGTTAGCAAGAGAACCAGGAGCCGAACTTCCAGTGCTTCTTTTTATTCTGATCGTGTTAGCCACTAGAAGTTGCCTCCGTCTGTAAGTGTGTTAGTAGTCCAAGTTGCGTCAGCCTTAAGACTTGACGATGTACTGTCATAGTAAACGATAGATCTATTAACAGCATTATCTATATTCACTTGATTCGTAGCACTAGCTCCCTGTGGTCCCTGAGTTGCCACCGTAATGACTGAACTATTGCTTTCGTCAACAGTTACAGTGTTTTTATTGGTTGTAATATTTACTGTGGTCATGCAGTGTATCCTTCATCCATATAAATAGTACCTTCTATCCAGTATTCTTTCAGCCCTGAACCGTTAGTTAATAACACATCATATTTATATTCATCAGCAGTAAATGTAGTTGTTTGCGTATCTGTCACTGTCCAAGTCCATGTTCCATTAGCTGCACTTGTGATTGCACACGTAGCATCAGCAGCTTTTGTGGTGCGTCCAGAATCCCAAATCTGACTTGCAATTGTATAACCAGTAAGATTTACCGCACTTCCTCCTGAGTCCTTCAATGTGACAGAGACACTGTGATCCGACCTTCGTTGGATCGTCATGTCATACGTTCCAGGTGCTATTGCCATAAGCTTTTTACCTTTGGCTTTAGTATATCAAGACTCGATAGGTTTTAGCCTATAACCAAAACTAAACCGATCACAATCACTCCCTGCACAATGCCAAAAATAAGGTCTTTCATTTGAAACAGAAAAACGTCTGACAGTTAAGCCTTTATCGTCATAGTCAGTAATGACTTTATCTCCTTCTAGATACCTAAAGAAAGACTTCCCTTGCTCGGAAGCGTATGTAATATAAACCCTCTCCTCTGGCATCTTGTAATTTGTATGCCAACCCATAAATCCTGTAGGTGGATAATAAAAATGTCCTGAAGAATAAATAGAATTATCGGGATAAAGTTCTTTTAAAACGTGCAAAAGTTTATTTGATATTTCTGCTGAGAATTTATAGAAGTTTTTTGTTTCAGCCGTATTTATATCTTCATTAACAACAGAACTTAGGGCTTCTTCAGAAACATTTGACTTCCATTCTTTATTTTCTTTTATACCGATTGCCTTTGCTTCAAATTTTATTTCTTGCGTTTTTGGTTCTATAATCTTTCTAATATTTTCTTTAACAAGTGTCGAGTAATTTTCTTTAAGCATTTAATTTATCCTCATATTTTAAATCATAATCAATAAGCAAGACATCAGGAATATGATCTTTCAAATCAGCAGCCTTCGTATATTTTGATAAGTCAACAGTAAGACAACCTTTTAAAGTTGTTATATCATCTTCTATTTCGGTTGCAACTAATGTTTTGTTATTGGCTGTTGCTTTAACTTTCATATAATCTAATCTTGATAACCAGTCATCTCTCATAGGTTCTAATTCTTTTAACAGCGAAAACATTATTGCTTGATAATCAACAACTATTTTTGTCGGGTTAGTGTAATCATCAAAGGTACAATAAAAAATTTCGTTATATTTAATCCTTTCATCTTCGTCCTTCATGCTATCAGTTATGTCAGGTAAAGATAAATAGGCAGCCCCAGAAGGGATAACATCCATAGCAATTAATTCTGTTGGAGTTTTATCTGAAACAACTGTTGCAAGCTTTGTTGTGCTTTTATCGTAGTTGTAGAAAATAGTTGTCATCAGGAGAAGAAAGCTAAAGAGATATAGTCAGGATCTACTGCTTGACGATAATAAAAAGCACCTACATCATAGTCATCAGACGACATACTATGAACCTGTTGGTAAAACTTATAAGCAGATAAAGTAAAACTATTTGTAGAGCGACTTGTTACCATGATTCTCCTCCAGTTATCTGTTCTTAAATTGTTGTCTTGTCCTGTTGCAGCGTCACCAGCACCATAAATAGCACTTTCATCAATAGCACCAATTACCACGCCATAATTTGTTCCGTTTCTAATTGAGGCATCAATCGTTATCGTATAAGCTCCCGTTCCAGTTCTTGATACTGTTAACTTTTCATTTTTAAAAACAACAGCATTTGTACCATTAAAAGCGATAACTCCTTTTATAAGACCAGCACTCCCCCAACTTAAGGCACTTCCATCAGTCTTTAAAACCTTATCACTGTTACCCGATTGATTAGGAAGTAAAGCGGCTATTCCTGCTGCTGCTGTTGTTTGACCTGTTCCTCCATTAGCAATACCTGTTACACCTAACGCATTGACGACAGCACTATCAATTACAAGTGCAGGAATCCAACCCGAATCAGCAGCATTTCTAATCCACAATTCTGGTTTTCCACTACTCGTTGCAGATGTATCTGTATTAACAAATGGCATATAAGCCGCCGTAGTATTCGGCCCACTATTCCCACTATTCAACGTTTGAAGAGCTTCAAAATTGTCATTAATATCAATTCTTGCTTGTGGAAAAATAACATTTTCTAAACGTTCAGAATTTGATCCTCCCGTTGGGTTTGCTTGTGGCATTAGATGGCCCTCCCGAATCCTGTCACAGTGTACATAAATGCTGTATCTACATTACTCCCATTATTGAATGTTGCGGTAAATCCTGTTCTACTCAAATTAGAAACACTTACAAATAAATTTGAACTTGAAGCGTTAGGAGTAATTTGAACTTGTGGCGTATCGTAAAAAGCTTTTTCAAAAGTTACGTTATAAACCCCTGTTGAAGCAGAAGTGTTAGCAGCAACAGAAGCACTATCTGTTCTTTGTAACAAATCTAGGGTTGCACCTAAGTCACTAATTGTTACTTTTGCATCTGTGTTATTTGAAGTAATTACAGCTTTTATTTGAATACCTCTTGCCCTAATAATTGCAGCTTCAAACTCTGCCCAATCTCCCCATGTAGGCGAAGAACTTGGATTATCAGAAGTCGTTCTTACATATAAATCCACATTAGCTTCATCAATAACCGTTCCACTCATAGTCCCTGAAGCAGCATCAAATAAACCACCTCTTGCGTCCCACAACGTTCCTGTCGCTGCTATTGAATTACTGACAACTTCTTTCCTTAAAACTGCGTCATATTGAACTCCAGAATGTCCAAAATCAAAGGTTGTAGCAAACGTATATTCTCCTTCTTCATCTCCATCAGCATAAAAAGGATCATGGTACCCAGAATCTACGTAAGGACTAGGAGTTAAAACTAAATTGTTTCCTATAACACCTAATCCACTATTAACTTTTCCTCCAGCAAAAGCAGTTTCTTCACTCCATGTTTTGATATTTAATCGTCTTGTCGTTTCAGGTAATGTTGTTATAAATGAAGCAGGATTTGTTGATTTATTTCCTAGATAATCTTGTGCTTTAATAAAATACGTTCCAGCTAATAAAGGAACTTGTTTTTGAGTTGAAGCACCTGAGACACCATCAACAATTTTATTACTTGTTAACCAACTAGCTCCTGAAGTTCTAGGGTCATGTCTAATAATAATTCGACCACCTAATTTAACATCTAAATCTGCTACTTCTTTCCACGATAAAACAGCTAAAGTTTCAGATATAGGAACCATTGATAACCCTTTAATATCATCTGGATTACCTTGTAGTCCTCTTACATCGTAATTACCTGCGGCAGGTTCACTAAACAAAAGCCCACTAGAACTTATACAGGAAACTTGAAGATTATAAATTCCAGTTTTTACATCCATTAAATCTAATGTAGTTCCATTAACAATTACTGTTGTATAGTTATCATCCTCATGCCTCCACTTAACTCTATAACGATCTACACCTGAAACACCTGCCCAATGAAATGTAATTTTCACAGCAATCTTGCCGTTTAATTCATATTGAAGTTCTTTTGTTGTTGTTCCGTCATATCGTGGAATATCTAATACTTGTACATTAGAAGGAGGACTAGGTATAACATTTAAATTAGTTGTATCCCTAGCCGTTAAAGCTAACCCCCCTTCGATATGATTATATTTACTAGGATTATGATAAACAGCTTCAATCGTATAAAGAAAATCACTTTCTTCTTTTATGCCAATTACTCTCCAGTAAGAAGTTTGTAAATCTGTACTTTCTACAACCCAAATACTGTTAGCAAGAGGGATAGCTTGAAACTCACTATCAACAACAATCACTCCATCACCTTCAGTATATTCAACAACCCAATATTTATTGTCACAATAACCGCCGATACTTGTAATATCATGTCCTGTATCAAGAGTTCCATCGGGAAGTACAACCCCTAAAGTAGGGCCAGTATCTACGTCTATATTTTCAATATCTTTTGTACTATCTACGGTAATAGAATTTATTGTCCCACCTGAGATTCTTCCTGCTCTCCTTTCTCCTCCTTTTACAGGATCAGAAACAGAAATAATTTGTCCAGGTTTTAATAACTGAGCTGTAACTAAATTAGAAGTAAAAGCAATAACTTCACCATATTTTTCTTCGTATAGTAACCATTTTCCTAATCTATTTGCTTGCGCTCTGCTGGTACACGCAAAAGCAGTAACACTCTTTTTGACAACTCCCCTCTTTGCTATTTCATCTGCATCTTTTACAACTTCATAGGCTCTATCTTTTAAAACTAAATCTAAATAAGCAACAACAACAACTGTAGGTTTTGTTTTAGAACTTTGGTTTGTATAAGAAAAACCTTCTTCAGTTACATTGCTTTGGTTAAAATTATAAACAGGATCGGAAGGTGAATCTTGAGCAATAGTTAGACTTCCGTTTTCCCAAAACCCCTGACAACGCATTACGGAAAGAAGTTGATTGATTACGTTATAAGCCTCGTCTGTTGAATTAATTGTTGCATTACAACTAAATCTTGCCTCTTCTCCTCCACCGAAACCGTTAGGAACTAATTCATTAGCATATTTACTGGCACGAAAAAATGCCCATTTATCTAATTGTGAACTATCAAAATGATCTCCAAGTCCAAATCTAGTATTCAACATCAACGCATATAACAGCCAAGCAGGACAGGCTGTCCAAGTAGCTGCTTGGAACGTTCCATCCCATACAAAATTAGTAGGATAAATTATTCTTCCTGTATCACTATCAACCGTAACTCCTGTTGGTATCTGTACTTTCAAACCTTTTACATCATATTTTCTTGAAGGAATTGAACTGAATTGCTGTGCATCTAATCTGACACCAATTAAAGCTGTGTTAGCGTAAGTTTGTGGGTTAAATTTAATAGTCGTATAGGAACTCCAAGTAAAAGCATTTGTCAAAAGCTGATCATTACTGTCATCTGTAACTCTTGTAACTTTAACGGTATAAGTAGAATTTGCTCCTATCTGACCAGCACCTTTTTTAAATCTTATTTCGTATTGTCTGTTGTATGGATCAGCAGTTCTCCCTTTTATTATTTCAGGAGTCTCTCCATACCCAATTACCTCATCCCACCCTGTTTGAATATAATTACCATTATTATCAGTGTTAACTGTACTTGTATATTTAACAGCTATTTTTAATTGAACACTTGTTCCTAAAGTATCTCCATTCTCATTATTTATTTTTTGTAAACTAGGAATTGTAATTGTTACCCTGACAGCATCAACACTTGTGTCAGAGATTGTTCTTATAACAGGAAAATCTTTGGTGACAGGAACATTGACAGCAGTTGCCCTTAATGTTGACTGAGAAGAAGCTAAAGGAATAAATTCTTGAGTTGCTGTACCAGTTCTTTCATATAACTCAACGTCTTGAAAATTATACGTTCCATCAGCATTTTGCAATGCCGTGTCATTAAGAAAAACAGATTGAAGACCGTTTGCTAAGCCTTCTATTGGCCCTTCTGCAATGACTTCAGTTACATTTGCAAATTCTCTACTATCTAAACTATCTCTATCGGTACGTGGAGTTCTGCGACTACCTCCGCCACCTTTACCACCACTCCCAGCACCAATAATTTTTGTAGTCATGTGTCTTCAGCTCCTGTGTCTACTTGGACAGTATCAATACCTGCGCTGACAACAACGCTTCCTGTTATTGTACGTCCCAAAACAATAGGGACAGGAATACCAGCAGCACCTGTATTGGTGATGCCACTAAAATTAAACGATTCTCTAGGATCTTCTGTTTGTTCAGGTGTTTTTGGTGTTGGAGTTAATAATCCTGCAATTCCCCCTAAGACCAATGAAGCACCGAGATTAAACATTGCCATAGTAGCCCACCCTGCCCCTGCTGTAGAACCAAATCCCGCAAAAGCACCTGATGTAGCGGCTAGACTTGCTGGCATTGCAATAGCTGTAGCGATTAAAACTGCTCCTAATATAATTTTTCCCGTATTACCAGCTCCAGCTATTACAGGTGTAATTAGTATTTCTTCCCTACCAATCGGATCATTTATTTCATCAAGTCCTATTGATGTATCTCCTACACAGACAACGTATTCTCGTTCTGCCATGTGACGGTCTAATCCTGCGAAATTAGCCACCAACATCCTTACGCTTTCTGCTACATCAGCTATATCCGCAATAATCTCTTTCCTGCCTGTAAATTCAGCCAGTTCCCCATATAGCTTTACTGTTCTCATGCCTTAATCGTTTACCTGTACATGATTGTAACCACTCTCCATAACAATCTCTACAACTCAAGCGATTTTGAAGATGATGCAATACATTTCCATCTCCTAAATACACGGCACAATGGTTTAACCCAGGAGATCCTATCGACATCAAAAGTGCATCTCCTTTCATTAATTTCTCATCTTTCAATAACCTAAATCCTGTTGCAGCAAACGCTCCATCAAACATAGGAGCCTTCAAAAATTGTTCTGGATCGTCGGGTCTATCCCAATCTCTTAACTCTAATCCTTCCTGCTTGTACCAATCTCTTGCGAGAGTCCAACAATCTTGTACCGCCCACACCCATTGCCTCGATAACAAGGGTGAAGTATAGGCTCCAGAAGGATTGTATCTGCTCCATTTCTCCATTCTAGGATTAACGATATACCACGGAATCTTTCCTTTGCTAGCGGCTACTTTGTCTGCCTCAGACGGTTCTGGAGCAGATATAGGGTGACTATGAACAATTGCTAGAATCTCTCCTCTTTCTTCTGCTCTTGCATAATCTATCGGACAAATTTGAAACATCTGTTCAGGATATTTAGCAATATTTTTACAAGGCCAATATTTTTTCTTCCCTTTAACTAATAACAAAAGACCACAAGCTTCCTTTGGATCTAATTTTTTTGCGTGTTCTAATGCTGTATGTTTCCAGTTAATAACTGAACGTACCGACTCCAGGGAAGTCATCAGGCAATATCTGTCGTTTTGGTAATCTTACCCCAGCTAAATCAAATGCACTACACATTTCATATGAAATAACATCTCTATTTTCCATTGATTTTCTATCTATAAAATAAATATCTCTTGGCCTAAAATAGCTTGTTGGATCAGGATCATTATCTGTACTGTATGTGTAAGGTTTATTATCATTTTCATTTTCAAGGAGCCAATAATCAGAATCAACATACGTTCCAACTGAACTGAAATTAACAGCATCTAAATACTTAGATAGTGTGCGAGTTCTTGTTACT